ATGATAGTGCACCAGCTTTTCCCTGATGCCGAGGTGAGAGTGAAACCGATGCAGACGAACAGCTTGAATAGCGATGCCAGCAAAAGCGATCGGGAAAAGCTGAACCGCATGCCGGAGGAGATGTTTGAAGAGTCGGATTATTGGCTAAACAATATTTAAATTCAATAAGTTAATGGCTAAGGAATATTTTGTTGTCATTTTTGTTATTAGCCCCATGAAATGTCTGTAAAATTAACCCAGCCTTGCCTGAAGTAATGATTACCCTATAGACTGTTCTCCAGTTGTCTCGGGCATGAACACCATTGACAACTATAGCGCAGCCCGTTCTTGCATACGACGGACTGCGGAATCTGAAATTATCTTATATCCCTTCTGTTCTGAACGTTTATGAACCCGCAGAGTCTAATAAACACACTCACCAATTAAAGGGTCGTCATGACAGCATTCATAATCACTTCTACCGTGGCAGTAGTTCTTGGGTTGATGATATTTAGTCTTATCAAAATCGGTATTAGTACATCGAATAACCCTGATAATTTCTAATGTTATTATTCCCATTTGCGCTCAGTGGCGGGAAATTTTTTATAAAGCGTGCACACGGCTACATCATAGATAATTGCCACCTGCTTTCTGTCCACTCCGTTTGCTATCAACCTGCCAGCCTGCGCCCATTGCTCAGGGGTTAACTTCGGCCGTCTTCCGCCTATGCGCCCTTTCTCCCGGGCTGCCGCCAGTCCTGCCCGGGTGCGTTCCACGATTAACTCCCTCTCCATTTCAGCCAGGGCTGACATAATGTGGAAAATGAAACGCCCCATTGGGCTGGAAGTGTCGATGCTATCCGTAAGGCTTTTGAAGTGGATGCCGCGCTGCCGGAGTTCGTCCACCAACAGTACCAGGTTCCGCATGCTTCGCCCGAGGCGATCCAGCTTCCACACTACCAGCGTATCGCCCTCACTCAGCGTTCGAAGAAGCTTTTTAAGCGCTGGCCGGTTCGCTACCGTCCCGCTCATTTTTTCCTCAAAAACCTGTTCACATCCTGCGCGTTCGAGAGCTTGTCGCTGAAGATCTGTGTTTTGGTCATTTGTTGACACCCTTACGTAGCCAATTTGCATATTTTTCACCCAATATTTTCTGCAAAAAAATCAGGTGAAGTTATCGGCATGGCTGCCGCAGGGCAATCTATAAAACGTCGGTTTGGGAAACAGCGCTACACGAGACGTTGATAGCCAGTTTGCCCCGGTGTCATCGTACATAAACGGAGCTGCTGTTATGGCTCAGGTTCATCGCGATTACCGGACACTCGCTTCGTACGATTTGATTACTCAATACCCGCTGGGAATGTCTTTTGGCATCCAGCTGGGGGCGAATGCCTGGGGAGGTGGAAGTGGTGCAGATGTCTATACCGGCATGTTAACGCTGCGGGGATGGCATGATGCAACAGGGGGCGGCTACCTGCCCGAACAGATTGATCAATAGTCTGCTTGTAAGCGCGAGAAACAGCATCGTTATTTGCAGAAGTCTGCTGCTGTGAATTTTGGTTTTGAACAACTACGGACGTTTGAATACTTACCCCACCGGCCGATGATGACTGAAGCCCATACATCGGAGCGTGGCCAACATAACCGCCATTTGCATAACCCTGTGCGCTTCGCATAAGTGAATAGAGGTTTCCAACCCCCAGCGCACTTGTTGCCTCTTTGGTAAAGACGAATTCGCCACCATGCACCACGCCTTTTGGCTGATACTTTCCTCCATCCCCTGTGTAGCCGCCAGTATCGAATTCCGGAACTGCGCCGCCACTAGAAAATCCGAAAAATGAACCAAATGATGTCCCCCCAAACGCAGACTTCATTCCGTTAACCAGCGCTAACTGTGTTAGCATCTGGGCTGTTCCTTTCAAAAAGGTTGTCAGGAAATCTGAGAAGTTAGCTTTTCCAGTGGTAAAAAAGTCTTTAAGAGTGCTGGCCATACCGGTGAATGCATTGCTGGTAAGTGTCTGCACTTGTGAGTAAACATTGGTTGCAGAGTCCTCAAATTCAGCCCAGCCCTTTTTCGCGCCGGTCAACCAGTCGCCACGCAACCTGTCCTCTGCGGCATAGTAATTATTCGCCGCTTTGAGCTGCTTCTGATAACCAACGTCCTCCAGAGAACCGCCGGCGTTCACCCAACCTGCGGCAAGCTGACTTTTCGCGAGTTCACGCTGAGCTAACCGATCGCTCATTCCAGCTCCACCGACCAAAGCAGCCTGCTTCTCTGCCATCTGCGTGACGTATTTCTGCGAGGTATCCATTCGCTTGTTCAGCTGTTCCTGTTCGGTAATCTGATCACCTAACAGGGCTTTCTGCCGTGCCAACTGAAGCACCTGGTCTTTACTCGCCAGCAGGGATTGTTCCTGCTTTGTCAGGGAACGTGAACGCGAGGCCTCCTCCAGCACCTGAAATTTCGCTTCAGTCGTCCACAGATCTTTGCGTTGCTGGCTGATAGAGTCGTTCAGCCCTTTATGCTGCTGAAGAGCACGCAACTGCGCCTGAAGCGCCAGCAATTCGGCCTGAGCAGCGTCAGTACTGCGGTCGCCAGCCGATACAGTACCCTGTTTTCCTGTTTTAGTTTTTTTGCCAAACGAAGCGACTGCTTCCCGATCCTTCTGAGTGGTCGCGGCGCTTATTTTGCGGGATGTATCGAGGTACTTGCCTGCGCTAATGTCAGCTGCGTCCCAGTCCTTTTTCAGCTGAGATACGCTGTTACCATAAGCTCCGGCCATTTTTTCGTTATAGTCCTGCCATCCCTGCAACGTATCCGTTTTCGCCCAGTCAGGAACGAGATTAATCGCAGCCGCGATAGAAGAAGAAATAATCTGGTTCAGCTTCTGGAAAACTATCGCGACGCTGTAATAAATCGCGTTAAATTCCTTTAGCGTGTTTGATGCCAGCTCAGCTACCCACTGACCGATGCTCTGCATAGCCTCAGACGCCCATCCCTTGATATCAAGCCACAGGCGGCCAAATGGCGTCAGCGAGTCGTAAGCCTGCTCTCCGCGCTCTGCCATCGTGTCGCCAAACAAATCCATAGCTTGAGTAACGGCAGCGGTCTGGTCTTTCTGCTTAACTAACTCGTCAATGTGCTTAAGCTGTGAAACGGTGAGAAAGTTGAATTGCTCATTAAGGTTCTGAAGAGCCTTAACCGGATCCTTATCGATATAGCGGTTATCTCGACGCCGTTCTTACCGACTTTTACGCCGGAGTAAGCGAGCCGAGAAGTTGCCGGGAGCTTTCGTGTATCAGGGAAATACGGTTGACCAATACCATCGCCGTTACAGCGCGGACAGCCAGGGTTAGCCTCTCTGGTGTGATCGTAGCCATAGCCGCCTACATCGACGGGCTCGCGACTTTTCCGTTCAAGCGCTTCGAGGCGTTTCTCTTCGAACTCCACCATATCGCGCCACTGGTACTGGTGACCGAATCCCCAGCAGTAACGACACGCGCCGCGACGATACTGTGAAAGCTGGTTTGCATCGAAGGTGGCGAGCTGCCAAATCTGCGCGAGGACTTCATCGGCACCGCCAAGCGTGCGCGCAATGGAGGCTTTCTGCTGATGCGCAATGGCCTGCGCAACGTTAGGATTCGTTATGAGCTGACGGCCGTAGTTTGGGTCACTATAACCAGCACGTGCAGCGGCAGCGGTGGCGTTGTTGTCCTTCAGATACTCCGCGACAAATAAGCACTGCTGAGCAGTAAGTCCATCATCATCCACCAGTTCATTTGCGCTTTTATCTTTCTGCGCAGTGCGCATTTTTTTCTGCGCAGGTTTTTGCGCAGAAGTTTTTTTGATATATCTTCGGGCGGTAGCGTAGTTCAGTCCCTGCGCTTCACACCATTCCTTTGGTGATACGCCGGTTGCGGCATGTTCGGACAGGAACCGTTGCTGAAGCTCTCCCCAGTCCGGTTTTGCCATTATTCACTCCAATAAAAAAAGCCACCAGCGAGTGCCAGTGGCTTGAATGTGGTAATCAGAAATGGGTTCGAACCGTTGGGACAAACAATATTAAGCGCTCACCCGCTGGATTAAAGTAGCATCACGCTTCGTCTGGCCGATATGAACTCCTGTATCACTCTACTGACGTATAGAACCAAGCATGACCCATCCTACTGCTACGCGCCAGTCTCGCTGCTTTCAACCAATCAGAGCATCATAAGCCTCGATAATTTCTTTCCTGCTCACGTATCTGTCGGCTGCCACCAATATGGCTCCACTTTCGCCTTTCAGAAAAGTTGAAAAAAAAATCACCACATCCAAACACCTCACCTCATTATTAGCATACAGATAAAGAATCTTGCTCCGATAACTTCTAATTTTCAGCAACTTAGCAGGCTCATCATCAGCAAAAATCAATAGCTGTGCCATAAAATCTCCTTCTACACATAATTCCTTACAAGAGAAGATTGTTAGTCCCATGAACACTCAATCACATTGATGAATCTTTTGCCTGTGATTTCCGTTACCTTTAATAGCCCAAAAGTCTTTTTTAACTCATACACCTGAATTCAATTCTGAAAGAAGTGAAAATGGCAGCAAACAAATCACCAGGAGTTTAACTTTATTTAATTAGTTATAGTGCAGAATGCTTAACCCTGTATATAGAGTTCGCTTCTTCGCACTTTTCTTTCAAGTATATGAACCGGATGGATACTTCACTGTTTGAGCAGTTCGTCACAATGCAGTAACCCTCTACCCACGCCTTTTCATCCTTTTCGGCAAACAAACTTTCAAAAATGGCAACCCAAGTGCTGTTAGGCATGCGTTCTAGTTCAAAATACTTCATTGTCCCTCCCTCACGAAGGGTTCTGTACTCATCCAATCCTAAGATTTTCATATTGCATCTCACGGTCTTTTTAATGTTATGATTTCTAGCATCATATCCAGGCTTTTCCTACCCCAAAATCCATGGGACTCTGCATTTTATCATCATTAGCAACCAGCAGATGAGCTTTGTAATAGATGAAGAATGCGCATAAGAAAGCCATAGCTATTCATGTGACATGCCTGTCCTCAGTATTGGATTTAGGTTACCTCCTGGATAAAAACTTACCCATCAACATTAAAAATACAACGATTCCAACAGGCACTCCAACAATAGGTGTAGCGAACGCGCTTACTCCCACGGCGGCAACCATACCTCCCAAAGTACTAAACATGATGGGTATGATTAACATAATGATAGCCTGGGGTATTCCTGCCTTCCAGAGGAGTAACACCATAATGACAACAAAGAACACCATGGGAAAAGGCATTGTTTACCCCCTTAATTAAACACACTCTCTATATAACGACCATTTGGAAAATTTATTTAGTTATCTTTCAATTAAGGCCTACTTGCAGTTCGCCTGCCACGCTTTGTTATGCGCCAGGATGTCGCGCTTCGTCTGCCTGTCCAGTACATCCCAGTCGTGTGCTGTGCAGTAGATGGGTTTAACCCAGTCGCAAGACGTATCGGCTACCTCAACCCTTACGGGTCCAGTTGTCCCGCAGCTCGCGATCAACATCGTCGTCAGACATATGGTTAACAGTCTGCTGTACATTGCTGGCCTCTTTCGTTGCTTCTACCCGGCGTTCGGCTGCTGCGACCGTTGCCGCTGCGTTATCTTCGGTGCGCTGCTGGTCGGCTTTCACTTCAGCTTTGCTGGTGCCGCGAATATGGCCCAGGCCAAAAGCGCCGGCGATAGCGGAAATAACCAATGCGACCAGCCCAATTATCGTTTCGATCCCCACATTCACCTCACACCAGAACGGATTTCGCCAGGTTAAATAGTGCGCGGCGTTTATCCAACCCGTTTCTGCCCCCATTGATAAGAAGCGTCACGCGTTCCACGTCGCCGGAATGAAGAAGGCAACCGCGGGAGGCATAGAACCATGCAGCAGAGCGCGCGGCGTATTCATCCTGTTCAAGCAGCTCCGGATGGGTAACAAGGTCCAGTTTCAACACGTGACCACAACTGCGATAGTTACTCAGGCCGGTAACCTGTTTCAGCCCGCGACCGCGGTATTTCCATCCATCACCGGCAGCCTGATTGCCCAGGTGTTCTTTTCCCCACTCACCGCCGTAAACCAGATTAGCGATCGCTTTCTGATTAGCCGAGTGCTCTGCCGTTCTGCCTAGTGCGGCGGCCTGCTGTGGAGTGATGCGGCGGCTGCCGAACGTCGGCACTAAGTTTTCTGCCGCATAATTAAGATTTTCCACCACACGGGTAAATCTGGAGCTTTCATGCCCCATCTGGGCAATAAACATGGCCTGGTCAAGCGGTGCGGTGATGCCGTATTCCTTCATGGCGGCGTCGATATGCGGAAACCAGCGCGCAGCTAATCCGGCGCTGATACCAGCCGCCTTCTGAAATTGTGATTGGTTCATTAGTGCCTCAGATGATCAACCAGACGTGCAACGTTGCCTTTGACGGCCACCAGCACGGAAAGGAATATGATATTGGCCGCAATGGTGGCCCATGATGAATGCGGGTAGATCCCACACAGGTACGCCAGCGGTACAGCGCTGTAAGTGACGGTAATCAGCCAGGCTAAACGCGAAATCCATGGCCGATGCCGCGAATCACCACGGCGATAAAACATCAGAGTAATCACAACTCCGGCGCAGAGCAGCGCGTTGATAGTTGCTGTTGGGTCATTTAGTGCCACCTGAACCTCCCCGGCGCGTTATCAGCGCCACCAGCGAGCCGATGTCCTGCTTGTTCAGGAACGTAAGGATTTGAACGGCTAACGCAGAAGCTATTACGGCACCGATAGCATCCAGAGGCTTCTCGGTGTACCCCGTCCAGGATGTGAGTTTTGAACCCAACAGCCCCGAACAAAGAATGCCGACGATATACGACACGAAGAAGTATGCCAGGCGACGTAACACACTCAGGTCAGCCGCTGTCGCTATGTAGAATACTGCGCCTGCAAATGCTCCAAAAACAACACCGTAATCAGTTCCGGTCAATAGACCGTAAACACTGGCTCCAGTCAAAGCTAAACCGGCCAGCCCTGTGCCGGAAAATGGATCGGACATAGGTCTCCCCTCATATAGCTGTGTATCCTCTCAGTAATGAGGGGAATAAAAAAAGCCCGCACGGGAGCGGGCAACGAATGCAGATATTTATTTTTTTCAATTTCAGAACGAAGATTATCGGCAGTATTGGGAAAGACTTTAGACAATAAAAACCCGGCGCGGTGGCCGGGCAGAAAGTTTATAATTCTGGCTTCATACGGCCAAAAACTTTTTCAATGCCGGCCTCATACTCCTCTTTGTTGTCGCTCATTGCTGCAACGCCAAGAAGTTTGCCGATGTGTTGTCGTAAGGCCTTGACGCCAATTTCAGAAAGGAAGAGGTGTAACTTATCTGATTGCTTTCCATTCTCATCCCTACTGGCGCGAATTTGCTCTAATATCTTCCCCTTACTCTTAGCCAGTGGGACGTAAATTTGCATATTAGTCAACTGTCCAAAGCGGATCGGCCTGCCTTTTTCCGGACGATTAAGTCCATATAACCGATACCATTCCTCATACAACTCGTCGGGAAACTCTTTCTCATATTGGCGGGCTTCCTCTCGTACAAATGCCTTAAAAGCATCGATTACCTCTTGAACTTCAGGTCGATAACCGGCCAATGCATAGGCTACGCCTTTTATACCTGATTTAGCGGAAGCATTTATTAGTTTTTGAGCTGTATCGGCAGCAGGGATTCTAGACGGTGGCAGAGCATCGGCACTTTTTGCATCTATCAGCGCCTTTCCGATATCAACGATCACATCAATATCAAACCCATGAGCGTTATTGATGTTTTTGGACTGCCCACTATATTGAAAATTAATAGGATTTTCAATTTTCGCTATTAAACTTGGACCACCAAACTCCTTCATGTAACCAGCGCTTAGTAGTTTATCGACATCCCTTGCGAAGTTGCCGATACCTAAAAGTCGAGCAAGTCCAGCCTTAGTAACTACTGCGGTTTTCGATTCATCACTTAAGACATAACACTCAGCATCTATTCCAAATTCATCTTTGAAATTACCCATATGGGTGGCTTTGTGAATTTTATCCCTCCACCTTGCAGCAGCAGCCTTTTTGGCAATGTCAGAACGCTGCTCTTTAGTAAGAGACTTCGCCCTGGCAACCCCGCCCTTAGCTTTACCCTTTGGATCTTTCTTATTGCCTGACATATGCAAGCACCTTTCTGTAAAACATGCTTGCATAATAAACAGCAACCAAAACACATAGCAAGCATTTTTCACTATTTTATGCTTGCATAGTCAAGAGCATATAAAAGGCCGACGGATGGTAGCCTTCAGTAAACGAATGTTGTAGTGCTTAATGGTCCACCATCGAGGATTCGAACCTTGAACCACAGAGGTAGAAGCTCCGTGCACTGTCCAGTGGAAAAAAAAGACCAGCATTGGGTTGCTGGTCATGGGTCATGCAGTTGTCTCTGCGAAGCGGGTGTCTCCCCACCCAGTATTTTCAGTATCGAGAGCATTATCGAATGCCACTTTAACTATAGCATCGCGGTAAAAAATCGCTTTGCCATATTCCTATGGCTCACACTCGGAAGGTTCTGTGACCCATCGTGTAACTCATGACGCGGATATGGCAAAGGCACGCCGGATCACGACCAGAAATTTTAATTAAATAGCTTGCGAATGGTGCCGATAACCTGATCACCAAATGATGATGTGTCATCTTTAAGCGTACCAGTCATAAATGGATAACGAGGAAAACCATTAATGCATAAAAAATTGAAGTTAGCAGGAGCATTTTTATTAGCTATTTCTTCTCTTCCTGCATACACAGCTGACAAAATTGACGGCTGGATCTTTCTGACAAATACAAACAATTTCAACTTCTATGGTAAGGAACGTTCATTGACTGAAAACAAAGGTATTCGGTCAATAATCATACAAGAAGTTCCAATTTCCAAGAACTCCAGTGCGAAAATTCTCTACTCTCATTTCACCATTCCTTCTAAAGCATGCAAAAATGAGTTTGGTGAAATAACAATGTATGAAATGAGCGGAAAAGTTGCTGGAAAATATGATTATGTTAAAGGTGGCTCAAGTGCAGCCGCTTACATAGCTGATCTTGTCTGTGGAAATTAATGAATTAGCTACAAAAACCCGCACTAAAGCGGGTTTAATTTCATTTGGTCGCAATAATCAACTGTGGAAATCATACAGGACATTTTTATGCAAAGTCAACCCTAACATGCAAAAATGCGTCGTCATTTGCTTCGATCATATTATTAAGTTGTTGCCTTCTCGAATTCGACAGCCGCTTGACATTCCCACTTGCGCAGCGTGTCCACAAGCATTTCAAAGAGTGGTTTCCAGTTACGCGACCATGATGACTGATGAAGGTCAGGGAGTCGCTTCAGAATGACGCGATATACCGTCGCCGAGGAGATAGCAGAGAAGCCAATACCAGAGCAACGTTCACACGTTTTGAAAACTGGTACGCCACGTTCCTTCGTTGCTTTACGATCCACCACTTCACCTATGCCGCCGCAACGACAACGGGCGCTTATCGTTCCCTTGCCCTCGCAAACATCACAGACCGCCGGTACAACCTCTGTTACCTCTGTCCACAGCTCCCAGTCAGACGGACGAACGGCACGGGAGCGGCTGGCCCAGTATGGCGCTTTACCCCAAGGGTACGAAACCTTGCGGGTGACCTGCTCTTTAGTGGTCCGGCCGGTACCACAACAGCTGTGACACATCACGCTGGTAGCCGCCGAACAGGAATACTCCGCGAAAGCAAACTGCGCCAGCGTCAACATGCAGGCTCCGAGCTTATCGCCAGCGGCTTTGCGGACATTTTTAGGGGCGTTTTTAATGGCAAACTGCGCCAGCGCCTGAACTGCGAGTTGTTCATCTGTTTTGCTAATGCTGGCTTTGCCGAAGAAAGCAGCCAGGCCGAAGCGCGCACGGCTGCTGGTGGTGCCAATGGCCGCCATAACATCAGTGCCGGTGAGACGATCCGGAGAGGTTCCCTTTACATCTTCGCTGATATGCATTCCCTGAGGACTAAAATGTTTAAGTGCTGCTTCCAGTTTCATGTGCCCCTCTGCTTTGATTCAATTCTGATGTAATTACGGAAGATGCGGTAATCCACCAGCACCGATCCCCGGTAGCGGTAAATCCGAAGGCGCTGCCAGCGCGCGCGGAGTATCTCAAGCGTTTCTGGCTTCATCTGGCCTCCTCTATGATGATTTGCCCGGTTTCTCCCCAGATTTTGGTAACCCGTCCGTCCCAGACATGGCTATCCTCGTCAAACACTGCATCCAGCAGAGCTTTTTCCAGATTGTCTTTGTCAGGCTTTTGTTGGTGAGGACGGCCGATATATTGCGCCCGCTTCGTCTTACTCCAGCTCTTTGGCATGGGGATGACGAACGTGACGTGATATCCGGGCTCAGGCAGACGGATGCCCAGCAACCTGACATGTTCTTTGTATGCCCAGTACGCTGCTGTTGCTGGCCGTTTATGCCATCGGTCGCGCTGAGTCATTCGGGGTTTGCCAATCGGCGTAATTTCGTAAATTTTCATGCGGGCACCACCAGCCCGCGGCGGGCAACTTCAATCACTGTCAGAACAATCGCGCGGTCCATAAGCTGCCGACGCTCATCTCTGTTCAGCTTATTTCCGTTATCAATGCTGTCATGACAGCAAACGCAGAGCGCAGCTGTCGCACAGTCATCGGTTTTTAATCCCATGCCTTTCCCTTCGTTCCGGTGTGCCACCTGCGTCCCCCATGCTCCACAAAGAACACAACGCTCGATCTGGCCGACGGCGGCGAGCCATTTTTTGCTGCGATAAATAGCCATGCTCACCCCCATATCCGGTTTTGCCACCGGCGATTTATACGCGGTGGTTTATTGCCTTCAGGCAGCCGGGCGCTGACGGTCCAGGTGAGATAATCTGAGTTCAGGTTGCGCTCTACCTTCACGCCGCGGCGCTGGTATTCCGCAATGAGTTCTTCGGACTGCTGGGTTGTGCAATCGGTATGATGGAACCAGGTCTTCTTCATTCCCGTCACCCCGCGAAGCTCATGAGTTGCGCAGCGGCGTTCTCCGCCTCGCGCTGGTCCCTGAATGCCTTGGATAATATCCAGCGCCAGAGGACATCAAGCGCGGCCTTGTACAGCTGCTGGAACTCAATTTCGTCCATGATGGCGAATGAGATGCTACGTGGATGCTTTTTGAGTGTGCCGTCAGGTAGCTGAATAGCATCGTAGTGCCCTGCCTCGACGATCACCCAGGAGCGGTAAGCATCGAAGGATTTGCACAAGCTAATACCATTCGTGACGCGCCGGTAAGCAACCTGCTCAAGATACTGCTCAGCAGCATCGATCAGCGCGCCCTCATTCCCGCCATACGAAGCCAGGAACTTGGCGTAGCCGGTAATCAGCTTCCGCTCGTTACTCGAAATAGCCCCGCCTGTTGGTTCCCAGTATTCAAAACCGAGATTAAGAAGCGCGAAAAAGCGCCGATGGAATGCCGGGTTACGTACCCGCCTGAACTCGGCAACAAGAACATCGCCGAGCCGGGTTTTGGATTGCAGGATATCGCTGGTCTCGGGCGTAGCCGGGATCAGTATTCCTGAGTGGTGTTTGATAAGTTGTAATTCTAGCGCCATGGTTCTCTCCGTGGCGCATCAGGTATAGGTTGTTCAGGCCTATGAAAGAATAATATCAGACGGTGGCGTAATTCGGTACCCAAGCCGTTTTGCAAATTGCATAAACCCGTTGAGAGTGAATATTTCTTCCTCTTCGAGTAACGGTCGTAATGAAACTATTCCATTTACTCGATAAACCAGATATCTCCCTTCCGCCGGGAAGCTATAGATAACTGCTTTATCGGCCCTTCTGACCACGTCGTACCATTGATCATCTGCATTAAAGGCATCTGCACTACACACTATTTCCCCCATTGCGACTTATTGACGCAGTAAACAGTAATCGGGAACAGCCAGGGGAACGCAAACAGCGATACTCTTCAAAACTGCTCCAGTGAAATTCACGCGATTAATAAAACCACTCGTCCGCGCTTTCCCACGTCTCCTGTACGATATGTTCGAACTCTTTCTTATCGCCCCCGAAAACAGTCAGCCCATCATTGCTGGCACGCTTAATCGTAATCTGGCAATCATCGAACTGTTTACTGAGCCTTTTGAGCAGTTCTGACTCGAGGGCAGGTATAGCTCCATCAGGAAATTTCTTCATGCGATCAATGGTTAGCTCGATTTTCATTTTTCCCTCCGCAATGATTTACTGTATACATATACAGTTCATTTATAAACGTATCTTACGGATTTTGCAACGATTTGTAGGCATTGATGTGTGATTGATAAGAACCCTATTCCCAATTAGTCCGTTTATTGGTATATGTGCATTGATATCGTCGAATGCGTCAGTGTCCGCTTTGTGCGAGGAGTTGACTAGCTAACCACAGAGCGCTCTAGCCTATACCTGTCTAGATGATTGGTAAGACGTACAAATGAATTTGATCGGCTGTTACATCTAAGTCTACTCACTTTCACTGTAGAAGATGATTTGTTTTACTGTTATGCTAATAAAAATACGAATTTGATCCTAGATAATAATGGAATGTTTATGGTAAACGATATTGAAAAATTCAAATCCACTTCTATTCAAGATGCGTGGAAATATATTTGCCAGCTCCGCGTTCAACTTCACAAAAATAAAGCAAGTTTAGTGTTGGGAGCGGGGATTAGTTGGGATCTCGACTTACCTCTCTGGGGAGATTTAATTACTCGCATTAAAACTTCTATGCAAGATAAAGCTCCAGAAGTTAACACTGTGAATGACGCGCCAGGAAAAGCCGCACTTGTATTATTTGAAATGTTTTTTTCCTATAGGAAAAAAGAAATAAAAGAAACGAATCAATATTCAAGCGATATATTGATTGAAAGGAAAGTGTTGGCCGATTGGAGGGAAATCATCCATCAAGCTCTCTATCAAGGAACTAATACTAACACAAGAAAAGAGACTTTTAATAAACATCCTTATTTCGTTGAAATGATAGAGTTTATTAAACACTCAGAGCTTACTGTTAATTATAACTTTGATGATTATATAGAGTACGGTTTATCTTGCGAAGAGCTAAATCCAACAAGACATGAGCGCCCATATCAAACAGTTTGGTCACATCATTCTCAATTTACAAAAGACAAATGTGTTATATATCATCCTAACGGTTTTTTACCATTGGATAAGAAGAAATTCCAGAGTGAGGAATTAATATTTTCCGATGGTGCTTTTGCTGATCAACTGCTCGATGGAATAGGTGGGAATTTATCGACCCTGCTTCATGTTCTCACCAAAAAAACGAGTGTTTTGATCGGCCATTCCTTGACTGATTCAACTCTTTTACATTTACTACGTAAATCTAGTTCCATAAGCCCAGGGAATTATAATTACTATATAAAATTTATAGATGAAAACGCAGATGTGCTAGATCCAAAAAGCAAATCAGCAATTTTCGAAGCTAACTTCAATAACTATAATTTAATAACACTTTTTTTCACCAATGAAGATATCAAATATTTCTTGAAAGCTGTTACTATGCCTGAAACTGATTTTCTGCGCATATCAGACATTTTAGGACTACCCACAAAATATAATTATTATCTCGTAGGGGCAATTGGCACCGGAAAATCTACAATAGTCAGCCAGTTTGGTAACTTAATTACACTTGATGAATGGTTCGATGAGAGACCAAGTGATATGGCTCTTTCCCCAGACCATCTTTCTTCTACAAAAACAATGACAATAGACTCGTGGACTAATGAACAGTTTGGTAAGAAAAACAACTACTTGCAAAATAAAAAAATAGGAATATACCTTATAGATAGATCACCTTTAGATCCTCTTACATTTGTGGTAAATGTTAGTGAAAAAGAAAGAGCCAAGCTTATGTTAGAGCAAGGAATTAGGCCTGGAAAATCACAAATGAAAATTGTATCTGGGGAAATCATACATATGGTTGGTGATTCTAATGAGATTTGGTCACGTTTAATAACAAAAAGAAAAGAAAGTGACTGGCCCCAAGAAAAAATTCATGAATTACAACAAAAAAGCTTGAAGATTTACGAACCTCTCAATCCGAGAAAAATATACTCAACGAACAGAAAAGAAAATGATGTAATTCGTGATGTTGCGAGAATAATATTCTCATCTTCATATTCACCATCCGACCTAAACAGACATATGGAGGATATTGCACATGGGGAATAAGAAAACTATCTATTTGGCTGCACCATTGTTTAATGAGGCGGAATTATCCTACAACCGAACATTGAAGAAGTGCTTAGAACCTGTATTTAATGTTTACTTACCTCAAGAAGATGGACTATTGTTAAGGGATATTGTTTCAGAAAGCATTTCACCTGAAATTGCTGAGGGGAAAATTTTCGAAGCAGACATAATGGCAATGAATAACTCTGACATTATTTTAGTCGTACTTAATGGAGCACATATTGATGAAGGTGTAGCTTTTGAATTAGGATATTGCTTTGCCAATGGTAAACGCTGCGTTGGTTTAAAAGAAGATGTACGACAGGCGTTACCTACTGGAAACAATCCAATGATTAGTCGAAGTTGTGAACGAATCTTCGATAACAAAGACTCATTATTATCTTGGCTTATGCCATAGATATTTTTACATTTTGGGCCAAGCCAACTCGTAATATGTTGAAGGCCCACATTAAGCTGAGTTCTTCAAGGCAAAAGCATGATGAATTATTTACAAAGAGTGTTTCATTTATGATTAATGTGCAAAGAGGCTTGATGAGAGCAATCTCCACACAAATTTCCGGTTGATTGGCCTCAACTAATCAATGGGCAAAAGGAGTCGGTACAACTTTGCAACAGGGGGCTATCTGCGAAGCCTTTGTGGAGCGAAACCCATGAAGTCCTGACCTGCGATGTACCACGCCACTCCAGGAAGCCGTGGGCGCATGCTGGCTGAAGTATGGATATGCTTATATCAACGTTCCGATATGCCATGCCGCCAACTGTCGCCCATGACACCCGCTTTAATGTTCTCTAAACCTTGCCACGACTGGGTTTTCAGCCATTAAGTCGCATCAATTATCAGTGTAATTTATGCATCACTTGCGCTATATTCATCAACAGTACAAGGTAGGGTTTCGCCATTTGACCTACTAAATCGGTTCCATGTCGCGTTAACCATTTGCCACTACTGCAAGCTTGGCATAATATTGTGATGAAACCTCAAGCTTGTCGGGAGGCACTTATGACAACTAATCACAAAAAAAACCACAATGGGGTCGTACAAGCTCATATAAGAGTCGGTGACCGAGGCGGTGCATACATACCTTCTGAAGAAATCGCATCTCTTCCAGAAGTGAAAATAATGCAAGCAAGAGCTGCGGCAATAGTTGGTCGCTCATCTAATAATTTTTCTACTCAAGCCGTAGGGCTTAATGCTGCTCGTAGAGAAATAAAAGCATTACAAGAACCTGGGTTTAATGATAGAAAGAATAAAGATAAGGCAGAATAAATTGTTTGCATTATTACTAATTCCAATTCTTGTAAGCGGCTATATACTTGTAGTCGCTAATTTATATCATTATTACCAACTGCATCGTTATGATGGTCAATTATTATATCTAAAAGTTGCGGCTCACGGAACGGTCAGTGTCGTCGCTGTCGTTGCTTTAGCAGGCATTACGAAGTTTTTGTTTCCCGACTTTCATCCTATAGCGCTAGTTTCTGAATCTCTTAATATCAAAAAAACAATCGATAGTCATAAGACTGAGACTTGGTTGGCGTTAATTTCATTTTTTTCTATCGTTGCATCATTGATATGGGTTGCATTAGTTTGGGCTAAAAATATGTTTTTAGGGTTCCTCTGTGAGAAAGAGCACCATAAAGATTCCTTCCATGCAAAAAAACTCAGGGTCCTTAGGCAAACAATTTCCAATTCAACACTTGATAGCATGCTTCTTGACGCGATGGATAGTAACCCTAAAAAACCCATACTATTAACTTTATCATCAAGAAAAGTTTACGTTGGTATTGTTAATGGAATTCAGGAACCGACAGAGAGTGAAGCGCCGAACAATTATATATCTATTTTCCCAATAATGTCTGGTTACCGACATAAAGATACATTATCAATAACTTTTACAAATTCCTATCCATCGGAAATCTCAGTTATATCAGCAGCCACTAAAGATTCAAAAAAACTTCATAAAGTTTTAGATATGGATATATTATTAAAATCTGATGAGATATCTCACCTTTCATGGTTCGATTTTGAAGTTTATGAAAAAGTAAATGGTTCGGTCGATAATGATACTATTGATCTGAGAACAGCAAATGAAGGTAATGACTGATTAGGTCGTAGGAGATGATGAAACTCATGCACGCTGAATCAAATACCGGCCACAGAATTTCTTTCTAGCATTGAACCTGCACTGTAAAGCTACCACCGTTATATTTCATATAGAGGAGATGGAACCAGTTAGCAAAATCTAAACTAGCGTCTTTTGGTTCAATTCGGAGTGGGCGCGTTTGGTTGTTATCTGGTCCACCTCCCCCCTCTCCGCTGATGCTGATGCTGATGCTGATGCTGATGCTGATGCTGATGAAGGCAACACAGAGTTCATACCCAACATCAATATGCAATTGTCAGGGACCACAATTTGGGATCATGACGCTACGTTTTGCATCGTTAACCGATTGGCTTAGGCGGACTGATATTTTACAGAAAGAATCTCAATCATGCCCTGAGCCCGCCCTTCAGCCTAGAAAACTTCGGTGGCTTGGGTTTCAAATTCTAGGTAAGCGTGGCAAAACCTGCAATGCACCAAATCTACGCGAATCTTTTCAGGGGTTTCAGCCAAGGCGTCAATTACCCCTTCTAATTTGTTTTGGCGATGCATCCAACAGCATGAAATGCACTCCTTCAGAGTCGAACTTTCTGTGGTCAGAGCATCACGTTGTTTCACCGTCTCGCGCAACTCCTCTGTGGCGACCTGTTCTTTCAACAGCTCGATAATACTGACGATGGCTGAGTGCTTTCTCTGTCCGTTTTTGGTCTTAGAATCGGTCAAACACTCCCACCAGCTTTCATGCGCTCGTACTTCGCTTTTAGCAGCTCTGCAGGCGTTGGTCCTTTCGATGTCACTGGAGCAGCGATTGTGCGCCGAATCGGTGGGATCGGCATCCCGGCCAGCACCCGCTTTTCCCACATGTCCAGAATCTCGCCAGCTTCACGCCCGAGCTCTTTATGGCTCAACTGGCCATCAATTCCCCGGCGCCGCAGCTCCAGACAGATGTGATAATAAACCGGCTTTGGCCAGGGATACTGCTCGCTGCTCGGGTACCGGAACACCAGTTTGCGCCACTTCCAGTACTCAGCCATCACGTCAGCGGTGGTGATCCCAAGCACGCAGCGCCCTTCCCTGCACCACTTGATGAACTGGCCTGGCGAAGGCAGGAATGGGCGTTCCTGACGGCGTACCATGCGCATGCCGGCTTCAACCTGCTCCAAAGTAGTGATCCCGTTTTCTTTGAAGGCCAGCACCCACTGTCGACGGATCTCGTTCACGTCTTCTTGGCTGCGATTAACCAGGCTTGCCGGAAACGCAGCTGCCAGCTGTACGAATAGCCCGTTGATAATCTGCGCCACCTGCTGCGTTTGCTCGCGCTCGGTGTACTGCTCAGTCAGGTTGTGCGCCACACGACGAGCCTGTTCCCGGTCAAAATTGCGAATGCTCTCGACAAGATTTTTCATTCCAGCACCCCGTCAATCCAGTCGGTGTTATGGAGATCGATGCCGCCCCGGGATGGCTTTGCCGTTCCGGTTGCACGCAGTCGCTTCGTGGTGAGTTGATCCCATTGCTTGCGCAGACTCGAAGGGCTCAGGATGTTGTCTTTCCAGAACTCGTCCCGGTTGGCCCACTGGAACAGGTCACAGATTTCGTAGTGAGTACGCTTGTCCTGGACACGCATCAGCCTGATGGTGTTTGCCCATTCAGCCCAGTTTGGCTCTGATAGCGATGCGTTGACGGTGAGAAGCCTGTCGTAAATCCAGCGTGCGGCCTTGAGGTCGTCAGCGGATCCCCATGATTTACCTGCCGGGGTGTATATCCCTTCGGCAGCTTCAGGATGGCGAGAGAGAAACTTTTGAGTTTTCTGGTTTCGGGATTCGTCAGAATTCCGAGACGAGGATATTTTATTATTGTTCTTGTTATAGTCTTGGGTGTCTACCGTTTCCGGGAAGGTTTTTCCCGTTTTCGGTAACACTTTTCCCGATTTCGGGAAGACTTTTCCCGTTTTCGGTTTGTCTAAAATCCAGGCAGAAAGGTCAGTATTTACACCGACCGTTTTCATCACGCCCTGCTTCTGACTGTAGATAATTTTGCGTTCTGCGAGCGATTTGAGCGCATCAGAAACATGCGAATCACTCAGCCCTGTAAGCTCGGCGATCACCGTGTTCGTAACGCGGTCCTGTTTCTTGTTCCAGCCGTAGGTAAGCCAGATCACCGCCTCAAAACACTGCCACTCACGGCCTGACATTCTCAGACGAGGCTTGAGCTGTTGGATCTCGTTAGCGACCTTGGTATACCCGTTCGACAGGTCGGCCATACGACCTCCCGGTTGTTCGGTTCTGTGGGGGAAATTGATAATTTCAGCTGTGTTTGACATACTTAGCTCCGCAATTACACTCCGTTTTTGCACCTGAAAGTCGGTTCTGTTAGCGCAGACCGGCTTTCGCCTTTTCTGAAGTCTTCACACTGCCCCCAGCATGGTTGTGACCATCGCCAACAGCGGCGCCGTAAGGTCCGGATCGACACGGAACATTTCGAAAATCCCCTCTCCTAACTCCTTCAGTTTTTCCTTTTTCGGTGCATCGAGCATCAAAGCTTGCTTCGCCTCACTCACCTCTTTTTCCAATCTGGCCATCCGATAGGCAAACGAGTCGTTCTTTACGACGCGGTCGCGGTATCGAAGCGGTAATACGGACATGACCGCTGGCACCAGCTGTTCAACGTTCTTTCGGTACGATGCGGAGTCTTCTTTGTTGTCGAGCCAGCGGAACAGCTTCACGTTCCAGACATCGGCCTGGCCTGAAAAATCTACGCCATCAAGTTGAAGTTCTTCCGCCGCTTCTTGGATTTGAAGCGCAACAGCTACGCGCCCTTCTACCGCAGCCCAAGCTCGGACCGCTGAACAGATATCGCGATGTTCGATATCCTGCGCTGCCGATTCGCTTTGATGACACGGGAATATCATTGGATCAGAGGAAGCTCTGCTACTCTGTTGAAATGAAACAGTTTGCATAGTTAAGGCTCCTGTTTTGGTAAACCATCTGTTGGGTTTGGGTAGAGATCGGGGCGTAGCTCGTGGGGAGTTACACCAGTAGCAGCGTAAATTGACAGGACACGGTCTGCCGGAACTACCCCCTGATAGCGGTTCTTCCATCGACTGACCGACATGGGTTTAATGCCAAGCATGGCTGCGAGATTTGTTGCCGTTCCGGCTGACTTAATTGCTTTTGTTAATCCGTTCATTGCAATCTCCAATTAGAATACAACCAAATTAAGCCTAAGACTTAATTAAATGTCAAGCTCAAGGCGAATTTTCAAGTTTAAGCAAAAGGCTTATTCTTCTATCTATGAAAGAGAAAACTGTACTTAATCCGTTACTTGTTGAACGCCTTTCTGAGCTCAACAAACGCGGCATGACTAAATCAGATATGGCCAGGGTTGCTGGAGTAACTCCTCAATCCGTTAATGGCTGGTTTAAGAAAGGCGTAATCAGCAAAAAATCCGCTCTTGCAGTAGCTGACTCTGCTGGCGTATCTGTGCCGTGGTTACTGGGCGAGAATGTTGACGAAAATGATGGGTTAAAGCCTGACGAGCAGCGCCTACTCGAACTCTATCGTCAGTTGCCCGAAGAAGAGCAACAGAACATGCTCCGCATTTTCGCAATCCGTCTCAAGGAACTAGACGAGTTGTATGAGAAGTACATGAAAGGACGGATTCGGTCGCAGGGGGAATAAAATATCCCTGTAAGCCGTTGATATTAATGGATTAATCTGATCACTTTGTACGTAAGCTTAAATCAGAAGGTATATAAATAAGGACTCAGGATGGATAAGCTGTGCTTCCCTCCCCTACTTTCTCCAGGATTTCATGACCTTGATGATGGACAAATCAAGTCACTTTTCGTGGATGCTTTCCCGAAATCCTTGAGAAGGGGTATGCTATACTGTAATTACATCCAGTTAATGTCAGATCTTAGGATGATTAATAGGCAGTTTCCATGCTTTATTGAGGTTTGGGTTGATGGCTCATTTACCACCGAGAAGCCGGAGCCTGATGACATTGATATACTACTGGTGATTGATTACGTACAGTTGAACTCTATTCCGCCAATGTTTCATCCGCAGATAGAGCGCATCCTGAATAGGAACTTTATCAAACATAACTATCACATTGATCTTTTGCTTCTTTATAAAAACAATCCCGCGAGCAATTACGATGAAGATAGAATGCATTGGCGAGGTGTTTTTTGCCACGATAGAGAGGACACACCCAAGGGGATAGTGAGGTTGCCGTTATGAGCGAAAAGAATAATTTTATTTCTCTGAAGGGTAGAATTCGATTCGCTCAGGAAAAAATCGACGCTATCTCGAGCCTAAAAGAACCCACTTTCGCTGACAGAATCCTGTTTAATAACATGGATTCTTACTTAAGTGATCTCTTATCCGAGCAAAGGACAAGCGAGAATAAACACCCTCTTCAGGATTATATGGAACTTCGGCTGAAGGGAGTGTTAGTTGATTTTGGTACAATTCCATTGGAAATTTTATCGACTATCTCCGGCAACCTTGCTTCATTGGTGCAAAAAGCTGCTCATAGAATTGGTTCTGGGAAAGATTCTCGCCGGGTTCCGATTGATGTGAAAAATGCTTTGAATTTAAGATTGGCTGACCTATCACCTGGTTCTACAAGACTTGGTGTAACCTTTTCCACTGGATCATGTGAACTTGTCGAAACTGTATCCAGTCAAGCAGTCAAAGAAATTTTTTCACTTCTTGATGCACCCGATGAAGAAACATTTATGGCAAAAGTTGCTGAAATCGGCAAACAATCAACCATCAATTTAAAAAATATCATTAACGAGTGTGAAAACAACAACTTAAACTTTGATCTTACTTGGGTTGGACCATTTAGTGATGGGATGCGCTCTGTATCAATAAGCTCTGATGACATTAGACGCCTCACTAATCGTTTATCTATGACGCGGGTTACAAAGCTGCCAGATGAGCATATTGCCGGAGAACTTGCAGTTTTATCTATGTACGGAAAACTCGAAATAGCAACTGACACTGGTAAAGTCAGGGCTTCATACCCGATTGATATGCTTGCCGACATCCAAAATAAACACAAAGTTGGAGAGCGAGTAACAGTGATCGCTGATGTTACTGAAATTCACAACGAGAGGATAGGTTCCTCGCGTCGTAACTATATGATAAAACATATTAGTTAAGACTAAACCCGGTCATGGAGCCGGGTTTTTTTATACCGTCTCCCGCCCACCAATACTTCTATCCATAACATATCTCGCCCCCCTCCACAGCTCCCGACCAAAGTGTCGGTTTTTTGTTACTTTTTCCCAACGCTCATCACGAATAAGTCTAAAACTTACAGCCACGATTCGCCTAAGACTTGACACCAATTAAGCCCCAAGCTTAATATTGCATCACCAAGACGCACTACGAACCACCAAGGCAGGACGCCCACGAAGTAGCCGCCGACGGCATACGAATAGTCGGATGAGGTGGAGAGATTAACGCGCATCAGGTGTAAACGTTCCGCTGGCCGGCGATAAGGCAAACGAGGGTGAGAATGATTGATTTCGCACGCAAACCAGGACGGCAGCAGGCCGTAAAACTCAATTTCTTTGAAGTGATTCTTCGCCGCCTGTGCTACCTGCTGGCGCAAAAGGGGAATCCAGATGTGTAACTCAACGAAATGCGGGTACTACGGCAATCCGGTTAAACCGGAGGAAGTAGTCAAAAGTACCCTTCTCTATAGCAACGGCGCGCAACTGGCGCGCAAAGAAAAAGAATACTGCTCTGAACGTTGTGCTTCGTACGACCAGAGGGCCCACGAGGCATAACGTAAAAGCCGCGCAAGGCGGCCCGTACGTCCGGTGCTCCCGACCAAAGTTACACCGGAAAACTACTTAAAAAACCAAAGTTCACCCAATGGGCGCTATCTCTGGCCCGGGGATCTTACATCCAAAAAAGAGGATCTCATATGGAATTTTTCTATGTAGTTAAGGCTACGCAGAAATCTGGCAAAGAAGACGCAGTGATTTGGTTCACTGCGAAATCAGAAGCTCGTGCCAACCTGCAGCTAGATGTTGAGCTGGAAGATGCTGGTATTGAAACCGGACACGGTAAGGATTACGCCAAACCTGTTCGCACCGATTTCCCTGTTTACAACGTTCTGCCTGAAGAAAGCACAGTGGATTACACCTGGTGCAAACGCTACGAACTGCAGGACGATGGACGCACCTGGCTGCCAAAGGCTGTTGCTGAGTCTACTGGAGCCATGGACAACACCGCGGCACCGGAAACGTCCGTTAATGTCGAAACTACCGTCGGGAGTGTCCCGCTTGAAAACCGCACTCCAGCGGTCCGTTTTGCCGTCCACCTGACCAGCGACAAATACCAGTCACACATCACTAAAGAGCAGCAGCTGGCTGCCAGCGAAATGTCGCTGGATGAAGGCAACACCTATCTCCAGAATCTGCTGCTGGCGAAGAACGACATCCCTGAAGTTGCCGAACTCAGCCTGAACGCTGAGTGGAAAATGGTTCAGGCGATTAAGCAGGTCTTCGCGCCAGATGAAGAGCACGAAGTAAAGCTACTTACTGCTTTCATGGCCGACTGGTTGAGAGTAGATGCCGGCGACCGTAATGAGGTAGTGAGAGAATGGAGGAACGGAAAGCTTACTCTGCTCAAATCAGAAAGAACCAGCGACGCCGACGTTACAACTGGTCATGATCTCAAACCTGATAACGGTATCCAGATTGACGAGAATGATGACGAAACCACACGTTATCCAGTCGTTCGTATGCCCTTCCGCAAGCAGCTACTCGCCCAGTTCACCGCCGACGAACTGCGCCACCACTTAACCCGCGAAGAATACGAAGGTATCAGCGCTCTGGAGATGGACACTGACAACAGCTATGTCCAGAACCTGCTGCTGGCGGCAGAAAACTGCGAAGAGGTGAAGAGTTACGATACCAAAGACCTGTGGCGCTATACCGACGCCATTCGCAAGGTGTTCAGCCAGGAGAAGCGTCACGAACTCGCTTTGGTTCTTCGTTTCACCAAAATATGGGCAGAAACTGATTACATTGACCGTGGCATCCTGGCGCGTGAATGGGCTGCCGGTAACCGCATCAGCAGCGTGCAGCGTACTGATTCCGGCACTAACGCTGATGGCGGCTATGTTACCGACCGCGGCGAAGGCGCGCATCATACGATGGAAACACTCGATCTTGAGATCGCATGCGCCCTGCTGCCTATGGATTTTCATCACTTTGAAATTCCCTCCAGCGTTTTGCGCCGCGCCAAAGAGATCGTGGCGAAGCGAGAAGAACCCTGGAAATCATGGAGTGCCATCCTGCGCAACCAGTCTGGGGTTTTGTCGGTAAACCGCGCGGCTATCTTCAACGTGATCCGCATCGCGCCAGAAAACATTCATCACACGCCAGTGGCTCATCTTGAGTTCGTGAATAAAACCATGACGGCAGAGTTTAACTCCGCGGTTGAGCTTCTTCCGTTATCTGCGCCAGTTGTTGAGGTGGAAAATCAAGCAACTCAACCGAAAGTTGAAAATCTCGGCGGTGGCATGTTCTCCATCGATGCCCTAATGGGTGGAACTACCGAACCGGTCATCAATACCTCCTCAAATAAAGTCCAAAAAACGGAAAACGCAGCGGAGACCACCAGCGATGTGCAGATGGAAACGACTCAGCCAGAGAAAGTCGAAAATACTGATCCGGTACAACCAGGCGAAGGCGCTGATGCAGCTGATACGCAAGCAGTTACCGTAGCTCCGGCAGAGATACTGGCCGCAGCCGCACCAAGCCTCATTAACCAAGAGCAGGCCGGTGATCACCTAAAAACAGATTCAGCCATCCTGGAAGAGCCAGAACCTGCTCAAAGCGAACCAGAATCGGCACAAAACGAACCAGAAGTGCATCAGGAAGAACCAGCTGTTGAATATCCTGCTTATTTCGAGCCTGGTCGTTATGAAGGTTTACCAAATAACGTTTATCACGCAGCGAACGGGATCAGCAGCACGCAGGTAAAAGACGCCCGCGTCAGCCTGATGTACTTCAATGCGCGCCACGTTGAAAAAACCATCGTCAAAGAGCGCTCCGCAGTTCTCGACATGGGCAACTTAGTGCATGCGCTGGCGTTGCAGCCTGAACAGCTGGATGCAGAGTTCAGCATTGAACCGGTTATCCCTGAAGGCGCATTCACCACCACGGCGACACTGCGCAGCTTTATCGATGAGTACAACGCCAGCCTGCCGGCGCTGCTGTCTGCCGACGACATCAAGGTGTTACTGGAAGAGTACAACGCCACCCTGCCCGTTCAGGTGCCGCTGGGCGCTAGCCTGGAAGAAACAGCGCAGAACTATATGACGCTGCCAGCTAACTTCCAGCGTATCGATGCAGACCAGAAGCAGACGGCAACGGCAATGAAAGCCTGCATCAAAGAGTACAACGCCACCCTGCCGACGCCGGTTAAAACTAGCGGCAGCCGTGACGCGCTGCTCGAGCAGTTAGCGATCATCAACCCTGACATGGTGGCGCAGGAAGCGCAGAAGCCACAGCCGCTGAAAGTATCTGGCACTAAGGCCGATCTGATTCAGGCCGTGAAGACAGTCAAACCAGATGCCGTGTTTGTCGACGAGCTGCTGGATGCCTGGCGCGATAACCCGGAGGGGAAAGTGCTGGTCACCCGCCAGCAGCTGAGCACCGCATTGAATATTCAAAAAGCGCTTCTGGCTCACCCGACCGCCAGCATGCTGCTGACCCACCCGAGCCGTGCCGTCGAGGTGAGTTACTTCGGCTTTGACGAGGAGACGGGCCTGGAAGTTCGTGTGCGCCCGGACCTCGAGATCGACCTGGACGGTGTGCGTATCGGCGCAGACCTGAAAACTATCAGCATGTGGAACGTAAAGCAGGAAAGCCTGCGCGCCAGACTGCACCGGGAAATCATTGACCGCGACTATCACCTGAGCGCAGCCATGTACTGCGAAACCGCGGCGCTGGACCAGTTCTTCTGGATTTTCGTCAACAAAGACGAGAACTACCACTGGATCGCCATCATCGAGGCATCCGCAGACCTTCTGGAACTGGGCATGCTCGAGTACCGAAAAGCAATGCGCGCTATAGCAAGCGGCTTCGACACAGGGGAATGGCCAGCGCCAATCATCGACGATTACACCGACGAACTGAACGACTTCGACCTGCGCCGCCTTGAAGCGCTGCGTACTCAGGCATAAGGGGGATATATGCAAAATACCAACGTTACCGTTGCTGATCAGAACACCGTTATTAATTCCAACGTGGCACTGTTCGATTCTCAATACCTTAACGCCATCAGCACTTTTGCGCAGATTATGGCTCAGGGCACCGCGACAGTTCCTAAGCATCTTCAGGGCAATCAGGCCGATTGCATGGCCGTAGCGATGCAGGCCGCACAATGGCAGATGAATCCCTTTGCTGTGGCGCAGAAGACGCACCTGATTAACGGTGTGCTCGGGTATGAAGCTCAACTGGTTAATGCCGTCATTTCACGCAGCGGCGTGCTTGCCAGTCGTTTTGATTATGAGTGGTACGGTCCATGGGAAAAGGTTGTAGGAAAATTCCACATCCGTAAAGGCGATAAAGGCGAGTACCGCGTCCCGGGCTGGACCCTGGCTGACGAAGCCGGGATCGGCATCATTATCCGCGCAACTCTGAAAGGTGAAGATCAGCCGAGAGAACTTGATTTACTGCTGGCTCAGGCCCGAACCCGAAACTCTACCCTGTGGGCTGACGACCCACGCCAGCAGTTGGCATATTTGGCTGTCAAACGCTGGGCGAGACTGTTCTGCCCGGATGTGATTCTGGGCGTTTATACCCCGGATGAACTCGATGATCGCCGTGAAGAACGAGAGGTAAACCCTGCCCCAGCGCAGCACGTAAGCCTTGCAGACATTTCAGGTGACAACTTATCTACCACACAGAACGCGCAGCAGTCCTCAGTAAATATCGACACTTTGGCTGATGAATACCGTAAACGGATTGATTCTGCTGAAACTCTGGACGATGCCACTACCGTCGGAAACGACATCAATGCTTCTAAATCCGTACTGGGTGCAGCATTGCACACCGAACTGAAAAACAAAGCTACGCGCCGGTACCACTTTGTGAATGCGAAAAACAAAGTTGATACAGCTATCAAAGCACTTCCAAAACCGGGAGTGGAAGGTGCGGGAGAACGCTTCGAGGAAGTTGAAAAGATGCTCTTGGCGGCTAAACGGCACTTGGGTGATGAATTGCACGATAAGTACCGCATCACCCTCGATGATATGAAACCGGAATATGTGGCCTAAGGGAGGCGGGAGGGTTCGCCCTCCCGGTAACGATATGACGAAAATTATCGAACGCGGAATGATTTTTAACGGTGAGATGGTGCGGGCGATCCTCGATGGACGGAAGACGCAGACGCGGCGGATCATCAAGCCGCAGCCAGAGGGAACATTAAGCGGAAGTTTATCCGGTATGTGGTTAAGCAGGCCTCTTAACGGACTGTTGTTGCCGAAAATTGAAGATATCGCAATCCATTGCCCGTTCGGTGTCGTCGGTGATCGCATCTGGGTGCGGGAGACGTGGGCAGAGGCTGGAGCAAGCGCGCCGGATCTGAAACTTTATCGCGCGAATTACCCTGCGCATGTTCCAACTCATTACGAGAACGTGCCGCCGGCAGAGGATGTCCGCTGGACACCCAGCATCCACATGCCGCGCTGGGCCAGCCGTATTCTGCTGGAGATCACCGATGTACGGGTCGAGCAGCTGAACGATATCAGTGAGGAAGACGCACGTTCGGAGGGAATTTCTGGCTCCTCGGCACGTGACGTTAAAGAGGCTTACGCAGCGTTATGGCGGTCTATCTACGGTTCTGACAGCTGGCGCGCTAACCCATGGGTCTATGCGATCAAGTTTAAGCGTATCGAAGGAGATGGCCATGCGACTGATTAACCGAGGTAACCAGCAATCCCCGTTAGCGCGTCAGGCATGCGACATCGCGCTGGCAGCCCACCAGCAAAGATACGGCGACTATGGGCGCAGCAAGATGAAAGAGACGTATACGGTGAAGGTTGAAGGCGTGAAGGTCTGGGTGGAGGTGGTGAACCGCAAGGCGAGCTATGTGGCCACGGCAATGACAGGCATGCGCCGCTTGCGTGCCCTTCCCGGCCAGGCGTCCTGATAAAGAATTATCAAACGGCCCCGGTTGGGGCCCTTGGAGAACGAAGATGAGCAAAGCAACGAATAAATTTGAGCTGATGAGCACTAAAGACATCTGCGGGCAGCTGTGTATTTCCTCACGTACGCTCGAACGCTACAGGAAAAGAGCCCCAAACGAGAACCCTTTCCCTGAGCCAGATTGCGCTTACATGGGTGGACCCAATAAATGGCTCAGAACCAAAGTCACCGCCTGGCAGATTAAAGAGATGTCACGATCAACCCGTAAGCCGATGTCTCACCTGAACCTAACCCGTGATGATAAAGGCCGTCTCACCCGACCTGACGCGGCGTGA